AAAAAGGCAACCCTGCTTGGCGGGGGAAGCAAGACCAAGCAGGACGTGGAGGAGTAATGGGATGGCATTAGCGGCTATAGGCACACTGTCGCCAGAGGACCAGAGCCGAGCCTTGCGTGGGGGTAGGAAAACCCGGGATGACTTGAATCGACAAGGTACGATTAATCTTGTCAAATCAAGCAGTGGTAACCAGAGGACGGCCCAGCTGGCTCGCCTGGCCCAACACAACTTCAGGCGCGGGTTGGAGCCTAGAGCTGGCCTAGAAACCCCGCCCGACCAGAGCCAATCCCTAGAGCTAGCCCGACTCCGCACGGCGCTTGCATCTGGTGGAACCGGGGCGTCGGATATTGCAGATCGAACTCAACCCACTAGCAGCAGCGGGGGAGGCGGCGGCGGAGCGACTCAAGCTCCCACCCTGCAAAGAAAGAGAAAGCGAGGGTTGTCCGGCGGAACATTGGCCGCAACCTCACTACTGGGCGGGAATGCGTCCAAAGAAGGAGGTGCCCTCCTTGGGTAAAAAGATACTGATGGGCCTCGTTACAGCGGGCGGCTCTGTTCTCCACGACTTTGCCAAAGGCAAGAAAGAGAAGTCGGAGAAGAAAGACAAGGCCAAGATCAAAAAGCTGAAGGCCAAGAAGAAGAGTTCCTCCCAGTCACTTAACCGGTTGCGGGGAGCGTTGGCGAAGGGCGGGACGGGAGTAACTCCAACTGGATCCTTGGTCGATGACGAAATCACAGCCAAGACCAGTTTGTTGGGTGGTGGTAGTTAGCCTTGTCTCTCGAATCGGATGTCGTAAAGCGGTACAACCAGCTTAAGGCTAACCGCACCAACTGGGAGCCGGGGTGGGCTGAGATTAGCGAGCAAGTGATTGGTCGCCGCCCCAACTTCTCATATGCGCAGCCGCAGATCAATGGCGGCCGGCAGCTGAAGAACCAGATCTTTGACGGCACGGGGATGCAGAGCGCCCAGCTCTTTACGTCCGTAGTCAGCAGCCTGCTGACCAACCCGGCCACCAAGTGGTTCATGCTGTCGACCGCCAATCCGGCCCTGATGCAAGACAAGGAGGTTGCGCTTTGGGTCGAAGAAGCCCAAGAGCACCTGATGTTCGTTCTCAACCGGGCCCAGGCCGCCTTCCAGCCTCAGATGCACGAGATGTATACGGACTTGATCAACTACGGGACTGGGGCAATTTCGATCCTCAACGATCCGTTAGATGGCTTGTACTTGCGCTCCCACAACCTGAGCGAGATGTTTTTGGATGAGGACTCTAGGGGGCGGATCGACACTACCTACCGTCGCTTCGAGATGACGCCGAGGCAGGTGGAGCAAGAGTATCCCGGGAAGAGCAAGACCGCGCTGAAGATGATTGACGGAAAGGATGATACGAAGTTGGAGATCATCCAAGCGTTGCAACCCAATACGGAGTTTGGTTCTGGGGGCCTGGGCGATAAGCCGGTTGCCTCCATCCACGTGCTGAACAAGGGCAAGGGAGAGTTGCTGCGCAAGGGCGGGTTTGAGGAGATGCCGACCCTTACCCCTCGCTGGGAAAAAGAGAGTGGGGAAGTGTATGGGCGGGGGCCCGGCTGGCAGGCTCTCCCTGACTGCAAGATGGCCAACCTGATGAGCCGGACGATGTTGAAGGCCGGTCAGATGGCGGTCGATCCTCCGGCGATTGTCAACGAGAGGGCGGCGATCTCCACTTTGCGCCTACACGCAGGTGGGGTAACGACCGTAAGGGACGATGGCTCTGGGCTACCGCCCGTTTCTTTCCTCGACAACCGTATGCGGTTCAATATTGGCGCTGATCTAATTCGAGCTCGGCAAGTAATGATCGAGCGCAGCTACCACGCTGATATTTTGGAAGTCTTTCGCCAACCCAATATGACGGCCACCCAGGTGCTGCAACTGGTCCAGCAGGTTGAGCGGATACTGAGTCCGGTACTGGGTAGGCAACAGAACGAACTACTCGAGCCGCTGATCAACCGGGCGTTTGTGATCGAATCTAGAGCCGGCCGGATGCCGGAGCCTCCGCAAATTCTGTTGGAGGGCAATAACGGAGAGATCACGGTCGAGTACCAGAGTCCGGTTGCCCGCGCGCAAAAGAGCCAGGAGCTTGAGGCGCTGAGTGGTTATACCGGCAGAATCTTTGAGATGGCCCAGGTTGCCCCCCAAGTTCTGGACTTGCTGAACCTTGATGAAATCGGGCGGATGATGAATGACCTTTCGTCGGTATCGGAAAAGACCATGAATACTCCGGACCAAGTTGCAGAGATTAGGGCGGCCAGGGCCGAGAGAGAGGAGCGGGAGCAAGCGTTACAGCAAGGGCTCGCAATGGCCGAGGCCGCCGGGAAACTTCCTCAAGAGAGCGAAGAAACCGTCCAGTGAAAACCTGGAACCCATTCTCCCAGAAGATTGACGATGTGCAACTCGCCTACCAGGAGGTGTTTGGAGCTAGTGCGAGTGCGAGCGGGAAGATTGTGTTGGCCGACCTCTTTAAAGAAACGGGCTTCGTCCTCCCCGGCGCAGTCAAATCGGACCCCCACATGACTTATTACAACGAGGGAAGTCGGTCGGTTGTGAGCCGGATCCTGTTGTTGGCCTATGGCCCGGAAAGTAGCGAGATGGAAGTGATCCGCCTCGTCGAAGATGAAACAGCATCAATTAATGACGCAAGAGGAGAGGAAGCAGCATGAGCGCGCCCGCAGTCGAAGTAGAGCAAGCAGAGGTTATAACGGAAAGTCCGCCCGCAGCACCCGCGACCGATGGAAGCTTATTGTCGGATAGCGCCGGATCCGCCCCCGATGCAACCCCTGCTCCCAATCTAGGCGTGGATGGTGAGTGGAAGAGCGGATATGAGCCAGCTCTCCGCGATAGCCAATCTCTTAAAGCCTTCAAGGGCCACCAAGAGGTAGCCAACGCCTATGTGAGCTTGGAGCGGAAGCTTGGAGCCAATCCCATCACTCGACCCACCAACGATACGCCGGAAGAGCAAGCCCGATTTTACTCCGAGCTGGGCCGGCCCGACGATGCTGCCGGTTACGACTTCGAGAACCTTAGTTTCGGCGAGGGGGATGGCGAGGTAGAGATCGACTCCTCGGATTGGCTCCTCGACGGGATGAGGGAGCCCTTTCACAACCTGGGCCTAGAGGGCGGACAAGCCCGTGGGGTAGTGACTAAGTTTAACGAGTTGATTGCCGAAAATGCGGCTGAAACAGCGGCCAACCAAGCGCAGCAGAGTGTGGACTCGAACGCCCACTTCCGCCGCGAGTGGGGAACGAACTTCGACTCAAACCTTTCTATTGCCAATTCCGCCGGGCGGCAACTACTCGGAGACGACTTCCCTGGCCTGCTAGATGCGGTTGACCCTAGTGGTGTCCAGTATAAGAACAACAGGGGCTTTATAAACAAACTGCTGAACTTCGGAAACGAATTGGGTGAAGATCGCCTTGGAAGCGGTAGTAGCGTTGCCGGTCGCACCCCGGGCGATGCGATGGCCCAGTACAACGAGAATTTACGGAATCAGGAGTTTGGAGCCATCCTCCTGGACCCCAACCACAGGCTGAACGCAGAGCACCAGAAGCTTCAGAGTGATCTGCTCATGGAAGCAAAGGGAGAGTAGCGGCAATGAAGGACACAATGAGAGCTCAGAAGTTTGCGGCCAAGCTGGTTGCCCTCTTCCCGGACAAATTCGACCGAGGCGAGGTGGCTGAGAAGTATTACAAGTTCTTTGCTGCCGGCACCGATGATGACGACCGCGAGGAAGCGTTGACTATCGCAATGGTTGGCATCCACAGACGGACGCCGGTAAAAGATATTATCACCTCGGCAAATGATATTTTGAAGTGGGAGCCGCCAAAGGAAGAGAAGAAAGAGGAGGAGGAGACCGTGCCCAAGCACGTGAAGAAAACCACGCCAAAGAAGAAGGTTGTGCCCAAGAAATCCAAGTTCTCTACATTTGAGAACAAGTAACGGTAAAAGGTTTTTCACCTCGGGTAGCTAGGGTCCTCCTAGTCCGAGCGCTTCGCCCTGAAAGCAAGGGTCGCGTAGGCGAGTGTGATCGTCAGAGAGGGTCCGGAAGCAATTCCCGGGCAGCTCGCTCGTTATTGAACTTTAACTAACGGGAGGGACTACCTGATGTCAAATCAGATCCCCACACACTACGCTCAGCTGTTTACGGATGGGATTCAACTCAACCAGCAGCAAAAAGAGAGCCGGCTACGTGGAGCGGTTCGCGTGGAGATGGTCAAGAACGGTGATCGCGCCTTCTTCGACAAACTCGCCACGACCACCATGACCCAAATCACAGATCGCCACGCCAACACAGCACTCACCGACACCCCCCACGAAAGACGGATGGTGACGACTGACCTGTATGGCAAGGCGGATATGATCGACAAGCGGGATGAGGTTCGGATCCTAAACAATCCGATCAACGCCTATACGCAGACCTATGCGCATAGTGCTAACCGCCAGATCGATGCCACCATCATTGCTTCGTTCTTCGCCAACGCCAATACCGGCACCGGCGGCGGAACGAGCACCATCTTCGACACCAACTTCTCGATCGCAGCTGGCGGTTCGGGGATGACGTTGGGCAAGATCGTCGAGGCTCGCAAGAAGCTTGTGGCAGCCGAGAACGATCAGACTCAACCCTGGTACATGGTCCATTCGGCAGAACAGCTCGAGGATATCCTCAATGACTCCACCATCACTTCAGCCGATTACAACTCGGTTCGGATGCTGATGAGTGGTGACATTGACACCTTCATGGGCTTCAAGTGGATCAGTTCGGAGCTCCTTGGCGTTGACGGGTCGAGTGCAAGGCGATGCTGTGCTTTTGCTCGTGACTCCATCCTCCTTGGCATCGCAGCTGATGTAAACGCTGAGATCGATCGGATCCCCTCCATGAACCACGGGCTTCAGGTTGCCTTCACCGTCGATATCGGGGCAACCCGCATGGACGAGGTTGGTGTTATTGAGGTTCTTTGCGTCGAGTAACGAATAACTGAGTAGGGAGAGGGTGGGCGGGGGCCGTTCACCTTCTCTTTCTCAACCCGCTATCTGCGGGGGCCGTGGATAGCAAAAGGAAACGAACAAAATGACGACATTCCTCAAAGAACGGAGCCGAGCGGAATATGGCCTCTTGGTGGATTAAACTTATGGTTGTATTCGCAACATCTTGTGGAGTGCCATCTAGGGTGACGCCGCTAGCAGCAAAGCCCGCAGCTTGGCTCGCCAGAACTCGCCGACCCTGTTGGAAAGCGAAGGCTGCTTCGATCCTCCCTCGCTCACCAAGGATCTCCGCGTTCTCTTTACTCGCCTTATTCTGCGCAATTGCGCCCCCAATCCCTACCCCAATCTGGGCCACGCTCGCCGCACCCAATACTCCAGTTGCCATTAGGCCGACCCCACATAAATATAGCTTTCTTCCGATAGACCAACCAGGCCGGGTATTTTTTCCGGCTCATCTAGGCGAGTGAATCCCAACCACTCGATCCAATTAATACTCTTGGTGTCGGCCTTAACGATGTTGGTCCAGATGGTTTTGATCCCATACTTCTTCCGCATCGTCTTCCGGTGGGACAAGATGGCTTTAG